GTATAAACATGAACCCAACAAAGAATGGTAATAGAATCATTAACTTAGATGATTTGAATACTGACTTTGATTTTGATAGTGAAGGTTGGAGTGGTACTACTTGTTGGATACCTTCTAACATAGATATTGATTTCGGAATAGGTTCTAATGTTATCATAGTAGGAAGAACTTCTCAATCTAGAGATATGGATGGAAATATACAAGCCGTTACAATTAACGTTAGTGGTTTATATGTAACTAAACTAAGAGGTGGAAGTCCACAACAGATAGATTTTGTTGATGAAGAAGATGACACAGACTGGTTCTTTAGTTGAGTGTGATTTATTTTGATGAATTTTACATTAATAGAAAATAAAGAATCTAAAGAACTATTTGTTCAGGGGAGAAGTTTTTGCTTCCCCCTGACACAAGTAAATTTTGTTACTTGGAGATTAAATGATGAGACAGGCCATTATTGGTTTAAGTTTCATTTTGGCGCAGGTAAAGAAATACGAGTAAAAGTAGACTTAACAGAAGTAAATGAAATACTATCCGCATGGACAAACACAAATACAAATTATAGAGGAAATAGAAATGAGTTGGAAAACACAGAATAAAAATGAAGCAATAACGACAGATGAAAAACAAATAGGTTCTTTTGCATTAGGCAGGGAAGCGTATCTCGCTAAGAGACAAATCGCACAAGAAAGAAATAAGAATTTTCTTTGTGTTGGTATATGGGGCGCACCTAAATCAGCAAAATCAGGATTAGCAGCAGACATTCTTACTGATGAAGATATTAAGAATGGTATGCATGTATTTGTATGGGATTATGATAATAGATTTATTGATGTTAAAAGAAATCATTATGCTAACAATGAAAATCTTGTAGTATTCAACCCTATAGAAAGACATCCTGATACTCTTGTAGATATTAAGGCTACTAAACATAATGCAGAAATGCACTATCAAGAAGCCATGACATATTTAGAGCAAGGTAAACTAAAAGCAGTAATTGTAGATGGGGCTGATAAGTTCCTAACTGATGTATGTGAAACATATATGAGAGTTAAACATAATTTAGATGCCGATACTGTAATTAAACAGTTACCGTTTGTTTGGGGTGATAGGAATACACCTTACAAGAACTTCTTACATAAGAAGATATTAGAAATGAATTGTCATAGAATAGTAATAGCACATTCTAAAGATAAGTATGTTGATGGTAGCCCTGTTGGGACTATTGCTAATTGGCATGAAAGTACCGAAGATATATTTACTACAACAATTAAAATGGACAGAAAGATAGTAAAGGGCAATGCTACTTTTACTGCTTTAATAGAAGCCTCGGCTACTAAACCGGAGTTAATAGGAACAAGACATACTATTCTTACTATTAATAATGGTAAAGTAGAGTGGTTCGGTTTAGATGTTTTGAAGAAGGGAGAATTATGAAGTTCACTATTTCCTCAAAGACATTAATAGAACACTTAGAAATAATTATGATGAAAGGTAAGTACTTTCAAAGTGAAGGTGCGAAGAGTGGTTTTCTAACTAACTATGCAGTATTAGATATTGCACATGTTAATGCAAACAATAAGATGGAGATATATAATGCTGATACAAGTACTGCTTGTATGATATCAATACCTGTCTCCGGTACAGTAGAAGTAGGTCAATGTGTTGTAGACATAAATAAGACTGTAAGTTTTCTCAAACCTTTTGGTTCTGAAGTTATTATTACTATTAGTGATTTTATTACTATAGAAGATAATAGTGATGGGGCTACTAAGAAAGCAACACTCCCTAAAGTATTGTCTCATGACGGTATGGGATTAATTGCTAGAATGATGAACTTTTCAAACAGTTGGAACTACAATGATGTTACATCTAGTATGCCTACATTTAGTAAAACTACATTTGATACATGTGTACAAACATTAGCAACAGATATAGTACCTATTGCTAAATCATGTGAAGTAGTTGGAGTAGCAAAATATAGGTTTGATTTTGATAATAGTACAGAAGGCCTATTAAAAATATCTAGTACAAAAACTGAAGTAGAAAAATATGAAGGTAGTCTAATACCATTAACACATGATGGTGAATGTGCCACAGTTGAGTTCACTGGGAACTTCTATAAGTTTCTAGATGGGTTAGTAAGAATATATATGAAAGACGATGCACCAATATTAATGGTATGTCAAAATAGGATGCTGTTGAAAGCACCATACTTATCAGGATGATATTATGATTATAAATAGGTTAAAGGAAGGAATTGGGTTAAGATGGCGCAATAAGTCTTCTATTCGGCAAGAGTGTATTATTCCTTTTGTCGAATACCAACCTTATTTCTACATCAATGCTAATGAAGCCCAACCAACACAGTTGATTATTGGGGATAAGTGGGGTAGGTTTCCTGTAGAACTAACTTATGAATTAGGAGATTATGTTAACTTAGCAGGTGAACAACTTACTAAAGTAACGTGGAGTCCATCAAATTCAAATCATACAAGAAATCTAAAAGATTGTTTTATTGAAACATATGAAGCAGACGTTGCTTTTCATTACAGGTTTTGTGTAGATGAATTAGAAGTATTACCTGAATACAAATTAAACAAATGGTATTGGGATATGGAATGGATGCAAGGTGGAGAGTATGATGGATGTATTACGTGTATCTCTGTGTATGATTCATATAGAGATGTATGTGAAGTATTATGGTGGAGTCCTAACAAAATAGAAGTCGAAGGACATAATAAACACTTTAATTCAGAAAGAGGTATGTTGCATTATTTTCTTAACATGATAGAGGATGATGACCCCGATATGCTTATTTCTTGGTTTGGTTGGAAGTTCGATTTACCTAAGTTAATACAAAGATTAGTAGTTAACGATATAGATGCAAGAGACCTATCTCCATTTCAGCAATTAACAGGAGTATCTTGGTCATCTAAAACATCTAAAGTTAATTTAAATGATAAAGTTGTTAGTAACTATTCACCAATAAGTCAACCTATCAAAGGTAGGATATGTGTACCATTAGATTTAGCATTTGAAAGACAGTGGAATGATTCACAGAGAGGAACATTACCATCAATGGCTTTAGACTATGTAGCAGAACTTACGTTAGGTAAGAAGAAATTAGTCAGTGATAAGTTTCCTGATAAGAATGACTTCTTCAAAAAAGGTTGGTTAGAAGATACACAAAGATATTTAGATTACGCTAAAGTAGATGCAGAACTATTATATCAAATAGATAATGAAATGTTTATTACAGAATCTATTGTAGCATTACAACGATTACTAATTGCTCCATTCGATGCTTGTTTTTATGCATCTAATATGGGTGGAATATACTTCATGCGTAACGCTACTTGGAAAGCCCCTACAGGAAGGAAAACCGAAAGGGTAGAATATGATGGGGCAATGGTATATGACCCTCTGAGTGAGAATACAAATGGACTACATTTTGGTGTAGCCGCATTTGATTTTGCAGGTCTATATCCTTCTATGATGATAGCAAGAAACATTAGTTGGGAAACTAAATCAGATGTTCCAACAGAGTTTGGTGTTAATATTAAGACTCCTAAAGATTTTTCTGAAGTTAAACAGAAAGATATGAGGTATTATAGAACTGATAAGTTAGGACTATTACCAAAAGCAGTTCTAGAGTTAAAAGAACTTAGAAGTAAGTATAAAAAATTAATGAAAGAATCTAAAACAGATGAAGATATTAATAAGTGGAATAGTAATCAATTAGCAGTAAAGAGATTGTCGGCATCCTTTTATGGTATTACTGCTTACCAAGGATTCGGTTGGGCTGATGTTGATTTGGCCGCGAGTATAACTGCTAGTGCTAGAGAAGCAATTAGAAGTGCCGCATTTAAAGTGAGGGAATTATAATGCCAAGTAAATGTTTAACATGTGAAATAATTTTCACAATTAGAAACCCTAAAGACAAAACTAGTTTTTCAAATAAACTATGTGGTAAATGTTACTTAGGATGGAAGAAAGAACAAAGGAAAAGGAGAGGATTAAAATGATGGCAAGACCAAATAAAAATATACCAATAATACGAAACTGTGTAACTTGTGATAAAATATTCAAGTTAGCAAAAAGAGATGTAAAAAACTGTGCAACATGTACACGGAGAGCAAGGGAGGCTAAGAGACATGAAAGAATTTGTAATTGAACATGGTTGTTTTTTAGGAGTATTACTATTATATCTTGCTTTCGTTTATTGGTTTAGTGTAACACATTTAGATTATGCTAGCATAGAAGATACACCAAGACAAGAAGAGGAGGAATAATAATGTATAATGAGTTTAAGTTTAGATTAACAAGTGTTAAACATGCTGAGTTTGAGATATACAAAGGCTTTCTAGGTAATGAAAGACAAGAGACTATTGGTACAACAATGCAATCTATCTTTGATAGAGTAGTACCTAAGAATGATGCAGTAGCATTGAAGAGATGGAATACTGCC